CAGCAGCATCTCTAGCAGAAAAGTCTGTGTCTGCTTCGTTGAATAATGCTTCTGCACCTGCTTGTGAACCAAATCTTGACTTCATAGCGAAGATAAGTCCAGTTGGACCAGTCATTGGTTGTACGCCACAGATATCATATGCGATAAGGTTTGGCATTGCTCTTCTAACTAATGATATTAAAACTGGATCAAAGATGTCAACAGATCCGTCAGACGCTGTTGAACTTGAAGCACCCATTGAGTTAGCTGGAGCTGCCTCTGCCATAAAGCTTCGGTCTTCTCTAACTGCTCTCTCTTGGTTCTCTAGGATCACAGTAGTAACAGCACGTTTGTAAGAGTCCTCGATTTTTGGTAAATCTGGATGCTCTAGGACTGGCTGCCACTTTTCTTGTAAATTTTCAGTAAGATACATTTTATCTCTCCTAATTTAATTTAAGTTAATTGTTATCACCCCTAAGCTTTTAACTTCTTAAGGTTTCTTGAAATAGCGGCAGTATATGCAGCCATAGCATCTGAACTTGCTTCTACAACAGGTTCATTCGCCGCCACCGAGTCTACCTCGTCTTTTGACGCTGTTTCTTCGATCTTTGTTTTAGGGAAGTAAGATTCTTTAATAGTTTCTAACTTCTCTCTAAACTTTGGTGCGCTTTCAAACTCAACGTTCTCAGCCATAGAAGCAAACTTCTCTTTTTCTGTATCTGCTAAATCAGCAGAAACTTCAGCGACAAGATTTGTTCTTTCAGAATCATTTACTTCCTTAGTAAGATTTACATTCTTTTCAATCTGTTCGTTAAGTTTTGATTCTAAATCTTTGACTTGGTTAGTTAAGTCATCAAGCACGTTATATTTTTCTTCTGGAACATCAATATAATGTTCTTTGAAAAGGTCCTTTAAACCAGTAATAAAGTCCTCAGCGATTTCGGTACGAATACCTCTCTCAACTGCTAACTCGTTTTCTTTCATCCATTCTTCAACAACGTAGTTTAGATATGAGTCAACTTTTTCGACCATTGCTTCTTTCATTGTTTCTTTTTCAGTTGAAAGTTTTTCTTCGAACTGTGCTTCAAGGATCTTTGTCTGTTCTTTGATTCTTGTTCTAACAGCAGTTTCAAAAATAGTCGCTGCTTTATCCTTAAATTCTTCGGATAAATCTGCGTCAGTTGAAACTAATGCTTTAACATCATCAGAAAGGTCAATTTCCATTTCAGAAGTTTCTACTTTATCTTCAGCGATTTCTTCTTCACCTTCGACTTCTGCTTCTTCTTCTTTCATGCCAGATGGTGCGTTATCTTTCGGTAACGAAGCATCCTTTGCGTCTTTATTAACCTGATCTGATACCTTTTTTACCTTTTTCGCTGCAGTTTGGCCATCAGGGTCACTAGGTTTAGTAACTGCCTTACCCAAATCTTCAGCGTCATTTTTTAAGGGAGAAGGTTCAGCAGCAACTGCGTCTTTATTTACAACGCCGTTTGCTTCAGAAACAACTTCTTCTTTCTTAATTTCAGTTTCAGACATTCGGTCTCCTTTAAATTAATTAATTTAATGTTACAATTATTTATACAAATAACCATTTTAAACCTTACGCTTTTTGGTTATGCTGCGTAGGTTTATTTAAGTTTAGACATAAAGTCCGCAAAGATTTTAGACTTCTTCTCAGCGAGTTCTTGTCTTTTTGCTTTCTCTATTTCTGATTTATATTGTTCAACAGTTACGCTTTTCAGCACACCGTTATCCCAAACCCACTCTTTGCCTTCCATAATACCTTCTACGAAAGCGTCAGGCGCTGATGGGTCTGCCACTATGTCAGCAGCAGTTGCGAGATAAAAGTCTTTACCAACTAGATTTCTTCCACCTTGTTGTTGTATAGAACCCATACCTCTTGATGATACGCCAAGTACAGCACCTTCGTCAATAAGATTTTTAACGATTTTACCATACGGTGTATCCATGACTTTCGCTTCACCAATAAAGTTTTTACCTTCTGGTTTCAAACTAGTGATCATGTGTGAAACTCTTTCAAGATTCACTGTTGGTCCGTCAGGATGTCCTAACTCACCAAATGCTCTTTTCTTTTCTATAAATTCTTTTGTGTATCTTCTAACTTCTTTTGCAAGTGTTTCAACTGGATAAATTCTACCATTACGGTTCTTGATATCCGCTTGCATAAAGACACCCTTAATCTTATAGTCTTTCTTGCCATTTTTTTCTTCGGTCAAGATCTGGACATCTTCAATTGTTTCTGTAATTAGTTTCATTTCTCCACCTTTTCTTTTTGATTGTAGACCTTATCTACAATACCTTTTTTTATTTCTTCTTTTTTGAGACCATACTTTTCAGCAAATGCCTCTTTAAATTTTTCTGCTAAATCTGCCTTTGATTTAGTGCCTACTATTCTTTCAAGAATTGCTCTTGAACGATCATAACCTTTTTTTGCCATTACCTTACTTCAAGAATGAGCGTGTAGTTATCACCTGCCACGAACCCTTTTGTAGATAATAAAATATCACCTGCAGGAGATGTATTTGCTGTCAACGTTGCGTTGTTAGGAATACTATTACCTGCTGTAAAATAATCATGAAAACCACGACCAGAGAAAAATCCTATCGTTGCATTTGCACTACTAGTGCCACTACCTGCCCATAATAATTCTACACCTGATTTACCATTTGTAGTATTTACTGACCAATAAATTTTTGCTAAAACTCTTTCAGCATCTTCGGTCATAAAATTCAATGCACTAGCATCCATTTTTGTTACAAGTGTTTCACCTGAACCATCACTTATATTAGTAAACTTCATAACAGTTTTTGTGCCAACTGTATCTACTATTGTTTGACTTGTTACAACATCTGCCATTAATTATTTCTCCTAAATTCTGTTACTAACAAATAACTCTTAACTAAAGCGTCAGTTGTTAGTGTAATTTTTTTATCATTACCAAACTTTAATTGACCAGGTCTTAAACCATATTTACCAGTCAATAATAAACCGCCCAGTGGTCCGTCAGATTCTTCACTATCAGCACCAAAAAGTATCTTTCCATTTTTGCCTGGAAATTTATTTATGACCTGATAATGACACTCAATCATGCTAACTTTAGATCCACTGTTACCGCCTTTCAACTTTTCAGCGTCAACGACCACTTGATCTGTTTCGCCCCCAACACCTTCAGATTTAACTATGTATTTAGAGGTTGTATCAACAATCGTTGTATTCTTAATTGTCATAAGAATTACGCTGTAAAGTTTTCGTCTTTTCTTAACTCTATAATAACACTACCAGATGTACCAAAAGCACTTAACTCTAGGTCGCCTGAAGTTGCTGTTGTATTAGTTGCGTTATTTGTAATCTTACCAGCAGTACCATCATAGTGACCTGTACCAGCAAGTTGAATTGCTGTTGTGTCAGATGAAGCACCTTTGAATTGTATCTGTACATGACCTGTATTGTCATCAGCAGTGCCTTGTACTAACTGCCACCATATTCTAGTGATATCTAGTTTTGCACCATTAGCATGACCTGATAAACCACTTGCGTCTAATATGTTTGAGTTAGCAGTGGTGTTATCATCCATGTTTACTAGAATAGTAACTTTACCACCTTGAGCACCACTACTAGATTCTAAAACTGTATCTTTTAGTGTTCTTGTTGCAATTGCCATTTTTTATTTCCTTTACTTTATTGCTTCGTTATCAAAATAACTTTCAATGTCATCTACACTAACATTGTGTTTTCTTGCCGCCTGTTTGATGATACCATCAAGTTTACCTACAATAGGATCAGGTGCTTTGTTTATCATATTGTAAACATCACGAATAGCAATCCTCATTTTAGGTGATAGTTTTTTATACTCTATCGTGCCTTCAGGACCACTATACCTGCGCTCGTTTATTTCTCTATTGAGTTTGTGAAACGACAGGTTCATCTTCTTGCTCTACCTCTTGCTTTTCTGTTTCTGTTTCTTCTTCATTAGAAACAGCAGCATTTAACCAATCATTCGCAACGGTTTTTCTTTTATCATCTAACGCACTACCAATCTTATCAGTTAGAGCATTTTTAAAAGAGTCTTGAGCAGCAACATTATCACCATCAACAAGTTGACTAACCATATCACTTACATGATTAACCTCTGGCGTTTCTGGCGCTTCAGTTTCTACTGCCTCAGTATTTTCGTCCTTTATATTTTCATCTTCAATCATTTTCATCTCCTATATTTATATTTATCCTGGAAGGTCATCATCTGTTTGAACGCCATCATCAGGATCTTCATTATCTGCTTCCATGTTTTCACCTTGTGGTGCAGCAATAATACCAGTTTTAATTTCATCAGCAATCTGTCTATCTATTTCAATAATATCTTCGTCAGATTGTCTTAATACGTTTTTACGAACATACTCAACTGAATAATATTTACCTACATGAGGACTGATTTGTTCAGCAAGACTAATTCTTTCTCTTAATATTTCTGCATTTTTAAGTTCAGCAAAATATCCATCTTTTAAGAAAGAATATTGTATATGTTCTTTTATGTTTGACCAATCTTCGATTGTCATTACACCTTTTAAAACTAATTGAGTTTTAAGTATGTCATTGAACATTTGTGTAAATCTTTTTCTTAATCTAGCAACAAATTTAGTAAACTTTAATTCATCTCTACTAATTTCTGCAGCACGACCTAGATTGAAACCTGCTTCTGATTCCATTCTACTGATTGGCACGTTCAATGCTTTGTATAGTTTCTTTTGAAAGTAAACTACGTCTGATATCTCACCTAAATTTTGACCACCTGCAAGTGTAGAAACTTCGGTACCTTTTGCACCTTCTCTACGAGGCAACCAAAAATCTTCAAGCATAGACATATGTTTTCGATCATCTCTAATCTCACCAGTAGAAGCGTCATAGACAAGTTTGTTTCTATATCTTGCCATAACATCTCTTAAATATTGTTCTGCTTTTATTTTAGGTAAGTTACCTACGTCAACATAAAATATTCTTCTTTCAGGTGCTCTAACTATTCTGTATATTACAACAGCATCCTCAATCATTCTTAACTGATTGACAGGTTTGATTGCTTTATGTAGATGACCTAAAACCATATTTTTAGTTTGGTCAATAATACCAGATGTTACATAAGTTATAGCATCTGAAGCAATCTTAACACCAGCATTAGTATTTGCTGCTGTCATGCCTTTTTCATTATAGACAAACCACTCAGCAGTTTTTTCTATAATCTCTATGCCTTTAGCACCTTTTGTATCTCTTTTCTTTGTAACCTCACGAACCTTTCTAATTTTTCGTGGGTCAATATATCTTAATTCTGTAAGTCCTTTTCTTGGACTTTTAGGGTCTATAACTTTGTGAAAGTATATACGACCATCTATATAAAATCTTTTAAATATATCGTGACCTTTTTCGTCAAAGTTAAGAAGTTTCATAACCTCTTCAAACTCATCACGAATTTTTGTTTTGATGTTATCTGAAATTTGTAGTTTGTCTAGTGATAATGACACCGAAGTATCTCTTTCATCCGAAACAATAACTTCATTGATGATATCTTCAATCGCCATGTCGCACTCTGGGTGTTGTGCGACTTCTCTATATCTTTTTATTAGGTCAACATCATTCTTGGCAGTGACCTCCATGTCCAAGTATTGTCCATAGTAACCGCCAGCAGATATAGTAGTTGTACCGTCATCAGGAGAAGGAACCGTGAAGGCCTGTTTGGCCTCCGCCGGTTTCTCCTTATCATCATTTGCTCTTGTTATTTGGAATCCAAGTAATTGTACCATATTATATTTTCCTTATAACTTGTTTATATTATGTAGTAGTATCTGTTTCAAAGTATTGATACAAGAAAGATACACCAAAAGTTTCAATAGCATTGTTCGTATCATACGCTAATGCTATATCATCTAATGCTGTTGGGAACGCACCTCTTAAAGTATAAGATTTTAGCGTTGCACCATTTCTGTCTAAATGATCAATAAACACATCAACTTGATAGTCAACAGGATTTACTAACCCTTCGT